GTAACTTCAACAGAGCGGATAAGATTTGTGCGATCTTGTGCTAAGTAATCATCAGCGATTTTACCACAAGATGAACGAGATTGAATGAACTTTTCTTCATACAGGTTCTCATCTTCATCTGGAACCCAATACTCAATCAGCATACGATAAGTGTTCATCAGTAGTGTGCCTCAGAGGTGTCAAGAACTTCGCTGTACTTAGCGATACCGTCATAGCAACGCTTTGCCATTTCAGAATCACCTTCAGCGACATAACCTTTCAGAAACTCGAAGCAGTATTTGATACGCTGCTCAGGAGTGACTTTGGCTAGTTGCTGTTGCTTACGCTTCTGATAGTTTGCGTTGTATGCAAACATCTCACGATCTTCGATGCTCATGTTGTGAAACTTGCGCTCAGTGGTTGTGCTCATACCATAGGGACAATCTCAGGGGCCCAATTTCACTCATCTTCACCAAGTTCCTCTCTGAACGTGAATCTTACGAATCTCCTGGTAAAGAAACTGACGAAGCTTGGGGTCGGTAGTGTTATCAAAAGCATAATAAAGACGATTCAAATACTCATCTTGTGTGGCACCTATGTTACCATCACCACCGATGTCATTGAGTGATGAACCAGCAGAAACTTTATTGCGACCGAAGTTGCCAGAGACACGGCCAGTTGTCCTCAGTTTAGGACGAATCTTTGAGAGATTTGAGTTAGTCATGATCTACCCTCCTGTTGTCGATAAGCAAACTCAACTTGTTGCCACGCTAACTCTTCACGCTCACGCAGATTTGTAATGACAGCAGCAGCAATCTCAGGCCATTCATCTTTACTATTCTGCCACCAATCTTTGAAGTCAGGTGGCATTACTTTGGAAAGTTCTTCATCGTAAGCTTTGTGTCGTTCAAGGTCAGTCATTCATCCTCCTCATAAGGGAACATTTCATCATACTCCTCATCAGTCAGAGTAAGATACTGAACATTGGCATTTTTATGCTCTTCAGCATACATTAACTGATAATGTGCGAAGTTTGAGGCACTGGTGCTAGCAAACTCTAGCAAACCATCAACAAAACAGAGGTAATTCACGTTGCTCATTTTGCGTACAGATAACCACCGCTCCAATCTGCATTTTCCAGAAGATATTCACGATCTTTGATCAATCGCAGATCATAACGAACACCTTTAGCAGGAGCTTTCCAGGTAGCAGACTTATACACTTCGCCAGTGTTCTTGTCAATGAAGCAATGCACACTCCTACTATTTCCACTGGTAATCAGAATAACTTTGTGATACTTTTTGCCAGTCTCGATAGTATAATCAATGTCACACTCACCAGACTTAAGTTCATCAATCTTGCGCTGATGATACTCTTGGTTATCAGCATCATTCACGAACTTTTGATGACCGCGAATAGAATACTGGCGATAATTGTCCTTCAGTGCTTCAATCAGCAGCAGAGTATTCTTGAGAACATTCTCCGCAATAGTTTGTTTTGCTTGTGTTTGCATGGTAGTTGTGCTCATACTATAGGGACAATCTCAGGGGCCCAGTTACATTCACCAATTCTTTGCGAGAGTGAAGTTCAACCTGCTAAACTCATCACGATTCACAATCTTGTATGATCCAAACTTGTTGTGCATGACATAACCTTCATGATCGCTCAATTCACCATCAATCTCACAAGTAATGTCAGTGTTGGACTCAATGAAGCAGAACAAATCCATCTTGATAGACTCAACCAACTTCCAAAGCCGCATCAGGTTGATGTCAACATCATAATTTTCTGCAATTTCATGTTCATCGACATCTTTACCCTCACGCACATAGGAATTGATGATTTTTTTGAGTTCTGCTGCTTGCTTTACACTCACAAAGGTGCAAAGGGTGCTCATTTGCTTGGCAAACTTACAGAAGTCTTCGATGTCATCGCGGAAAGGGCAAATAGACACGCTAGGTTGTACAAACAGGCACTTTTTGGTGCTTGCAAACTTGCTGGTGATAGGATGAGCTACCATCTCAGGCAGACGATCGCCAGTGTAATATGTGTGAGGAGCAATGATAATCTCCTGACGCACAATCTCAGGGAAACGATATGTAATCGTATTGGGTTTGAATGTATCAAGACCCTTACCGAAACCAATCCAATCGCCCTGATACACTTGTTTAGTGCGAGGCAGATAATCCAGGCAGAAGATAAGGATTTGTGCTATGCGAGGTTGATGACCAAAGTGGTCAAATACATCATCCTCATTATAACACAGGCGAATCTTTTGCTTGTTAAATGCTGCTTTGGTGCAGACAAAAAACTCACCATTCTCAGGATTTGTGCCCCACACAATAGCAGGAGCGCCATCCATCTTGACACTGATCTTACTGTCAGTTTCATACATCCAATCCAGTACAGATAGATCACCTGTCAGGATAGAATCTTCGGGATGTTCTAGATGTTTGTTTTGCATGGCTCTACAATGACATAAAAAAGGGGACAATGCAAGTCCCCATGTGACACTTAATCAAGCGACCTTGCGCTTGCTGGTTTTGGTAGATTTCACCTCTTGAATAGCAGGAACTGGCAGAGCATTTGCATTTACGAGTTCATAAACAACAGAGGTAGAATAATTCACAAGGCGAAGAGTTTGATTAACAAACTTGCGAACTTTGTCTGCACCATCATTCTCATTAAAAGCACGAATCAGGAACTGACTCACACCAACAATGACAGCACTGATGGTAGCAATGTTCTTCACAAGAGTATCAACGAACTTCGAGTAGAATGTCATGGTTTGAGTTAGAAACTTCTGGGAGGAGCGACCCTCACACTATGGGGACAATCTCAGGGGCCCAGTTTCAATCAACTGGTAATTGTGCCATGCTGTTGCCCTTTTTGTGATCATTGATATACTTGCGGGCAGAGGATTCAGTCCTACACAGTTTCTCAAGCTGTTGCCCATTGTGTATAATCAAGTATCCTTTGTTGCCATAAGGAATTGCTGCATACGAATCTTTATACATTGTGAATCCTTCTTTCATACTAGAAACCTCTTCTCATATTCAAGCAAATCTGATGGTGCAGGAATGATATTGTCATCATACTCTACAGCAGTTTTCCAAGTTGGACCATTCTTCTGATACAATTTGATGCCAAGATGCTTGTATTTGAGATCAGTTGGCACATGAACTTTATAGTCGATACCATTATTCTCTGTGAGCATACTCAGCCGTTTGTTCTCATCCTTTGTGACTGTAATTGTGGAGCAAGATAACCAAAACAGATTCTCAAATACATCATAATCAGACAGATATTTGTCTGGGTTGTCCATAATCATTCGACCGATGAATTGTGGTGACAAACAGTGATCATGGGTGCGCTCTTTTGGATTATCCTTTGCTGCCTCACTTATCAAACCAAGATGATTAACTTGAGCACAATCAAACACACCAATGTAGTAAATGCGTGTGATGGGTCGGAAGAAATCAGGTTCGCCCCAGTTGTCTATATTTGCCTGCAATGAGTTGAATGTTGTTTTGCAGTAGGCTTTCCAGTTCTTCGGGTTCATTTTGAGAAAAATCGTTAATTTGGTTGCGGTTGATGGGTTCTAGGTCGGTTGCAGTGAAATTGCAGAAAAATCAGGGTTTGACCCCTGATGGCCACTGGAGTCTAGGGTGAGACTCACCGCCTCACCACCGAGATGGCAGGTTCGCCTTTCTGGAAGATGGTATCAACAACAGACTGCACAGCTTTGGCAGTGCTGATACCAACCTTAGAGTACACTGGGACACACACAAGACCAAAGCTCTTGGTGTACTGTGTTAGGTTGCCAGGTTGGATGTTACCATCGCGCAGACCTTTTGCATCGTCATGGTGTAGACGGATGCAACGTCCGATGGTCTGACTGATGCCAATGAAGTCCATATTACGCAGGAACAGCACTGCTTCCAGTCCGCTCACATTGATACCCTCAGCTAGGATGCTGTGGTGTAGAACAACGAACTTCTTATCGTTATCCTTACCCCATGCACTCAGAGTATCAAAGAATACCTCACGGTTGACCTTCTTGCCATCAATAACTGCACCAGTCTTGGCAGTAATATACATCCAAGAGTAACCGCGTTGCTCTAGTTGGAAGCAGAAATCAGTTTCTGCAACCAGAGACACAATTTGCTTGGTTGCCTTAGCGCAGATCAGAATCTTGCCGACTTGATTCTCGTCAATCGTTTCCAGCAGATTCTCAGAATCGCGGTCGAAGTTGGTCTGCTTACCAGTCACCATAGCCAGTTGCTTAACGATGACTTTAGGGGGCACAATGTAACCACCCTCAACCAACTCAGGAGCAGGAACTTGACAGATTACCTGACCATAAACCTCAGGAAGATTCATTCCTGGTT